ACGTTCTAAAGAGCGGGCAGGCTTTAACCAGCAAAGGTTTTGACCTTTTCAACGATGAATAATTATAGGAGTACTACTATGAGTAGAGAAGAAATGGATCAAGCTTTAGATCAAGGGTTTAAAACCGTGTTTGGAAAGATGCCACCAAGCGGAACAGAACTGCGCCGACAGAAAATAGAAGAACAAATGCTGGCCGGGAAAGAAGTATCCTTCCAAGACATGAAATTAATATTTGATGGAAAAAATCGTGAGGCCAGCCATGATCGGAAAGTGGCGCTTTCTGGTAGTGCTCAACCAACAAACAACAGTGGTTAAAAGTACAGCTGGCCTCTAAAATAACTTAATCCAAAAACAAAAGGTGCGCAACGATGTTAGACTTAGAAAAGACGGTGGAAGACATTTTAGAAGTCTGCCCGCCAAACCTGTCCGGCCCAGACATCGCCGTCATAATAGCCAACATCGTTGCCGCATATAACTCAGAAAGAATATGGCCCCTCGTGTCAGAAATGGCAGGGGCATTTCTATATGAGGAAATCGACAAACAAAAAATGCACTGAAGGAAGAGCAACATGGATGACGATAAATTAAACCCGTTTCAAGAAAACGAACTGAAATGGCTCCGACGCCAAGTCGATAGACTGCAAGATGAAAAATATAAAATAGATAACGAGCAATATACCCGCCGACTAAATATCGAACGCGAGCTCTGGTCCGCAAAAGAAGAACTAAGCAACTTCGTTAAAAATCTACGAAAAGCCGGAAAACAAATATGATACTCGACATATCCCTACACGCCCTCGCTAAAATGACCTTCGATGAAGCGCTGAAAACCACGCGACAGGGAGACACAATAATATACCATGTCGGAGCATACGCGGGCGGTAAACATAAATTCGCGGCCCTCGAAGCTGCTCGAGCGGGCTTCGTCTCACTGGTGCAAAAACGTAAAGGAAAAGGCCTGTTCGAGTATACAGCACAACGAACTAAAAAACGGGTAAGTTGACTTTCTCCCATATTTGTGGTAGGGTTTTTTTGAGGGTTAGGACAACACTCAAACGCTTTTTGACAATTAGGAGAATGTACGATGGACTTCATTGAATTGATGTTTGGAAACTTGCTTAAAGACCCCGAAAAAGAAAAACGGGAAAAAGAGCAAGTAAAGAAAAACAACAGAGATCGATATCACGCTAAGAAATTAGCAAAAGAAATGAACATCGAACTAACCATCGAACGGCAAACCCACGATTGGTGTTGTATAGTAGAATACTACAAAGACACCGTTGGGCCCAAAGGATGGGACGACAATCTGTTTTGTAGAAGCTGGCAAGAAGTGCGGGACACGCTTGAAACAATACAGGAAGAACAAAAATGTACGGCCAAACACTAAGAGAATACGTTATGGCTATGCACCAGTTCGATATCGTCTGGATGCCAAAGCATAAAGATCAAGAACCGCCGTTCTAATAATAAGGCCCTGCGCTAAATGCGTGGGGCCTTTGGTTTGTGGGGGATGGAACAAGGATCAGAGGGCGCGGGCCGCGGAACTTAAATTACGCGGTTATAGTATATAGGCCAGAAAAATAAAAAAAATAAAAAAGTGTTTTCAAGCCGTAACCTCCGTAACTTATGTAACTTGGCATTTAACAGTATATATATAAAGAATAAATTTGGTTACATAAGTGGTTACACAGAGAAAGTACAAATATGTAACCAGAAAGATCAATATTGCGTTAAGGGGGGCGGGGGAAATTTTTTATAAAAAGTTTTTTCTGGCCTATATAACTGTAGCGGCTATATAAGGGATTTATCTGATAGTTAATTAATGAGGATAGCATGACCAAAGCGAGAAGAGGTCGCCCTGTTAAGAAAACCAAATATGGAAGTATCCCTTCCCCCCTTTTGATAAAAGAGCGCGCCGTGCCCAAACATAACAAACTGGTCGATCCAGATAGCCCACGAAGTGACCCCCGAGGTCAGAAGAGGATGTCGATTGATAAGCGCCTTACTCGCAAACAGGAGCTTTTTGTAAAAGAGCTTGTGAGCAATGATGGCCTGATAACTTTTAAAGAGGCTGCGATCCGGGCGGGCTATCCAGAATCATCTGCGCACTCCCGAGCCTATGAACTAACCAACCCACATAAGTGTCCCCATGTGGTCGCAGCTATCAAAGCTTACCGGGCCGAGCTCGATGCTAAGTTTGACATAAACTATGGTCGCCATATTCGAGACCTCCAGAAAATCCGCGATCTGGCTTTGGAGAACGGCGCTTACTCTGCCGCTGTTCAAGCCGAGTATCGAAGGGGCCAAGCCCAAGGCGATATTTATGTGAGCAAGTCAGAGATTCGCCACGGCAGTATCGACAGCATGAGCAAAGAGGAAGTTTTGAAAGCTCTAAAAGAATTGAAGGGCGGATATGACGAAGACGTTATCGATATTACCCCAACAGAAGATGACCAACGAAGCGGGCCTGTATAGGCAGTTTAAGACCGCTAATAAATCGCGTCGCAATTGGATACTGACCCGGATAGAAAACTGGGTCGGCCAAGGCATCCCTGATCTCTTGGCTTGTGATGAGAACGGTGGCTTACATTTTGTAGAGTTAAAGTTTTGTAAGGCTAACGCCGTAAATTTAAGCCCACATCAAATTGCGTGGCTCACACGGCATCAAAAGAGCAGCAGTTGGGTTTTGGTTAAGCAGCAACCTCGGGCGGACGTTAAGGCCACCCTGCACCTTTACAGGGCGTCTCAGGCCATATCCCTTGCAGAAGACGGGTTGAAAACGCCCGCAGCTGGTACGTTCGAACACCCGTTTGATTGGAACGCCGTTTTTCAGTTGATCTCTCCCATATAATCCCATATGCTTATATGACGTAAACCAATTGGAGGATGTTATGACCCGATACTGGGTAGAGTTTAAGGACTACGAAGACAACCATGTCAGTGTATACATTTACGCTTACAGCGCGAAACAGATACGAGACATGTTGCCCGAATATAACCTTATAGCAGTAGACGAAACTGAATAAACAAATTGGAGAATGTTATGACCGATAAGAAAGAACAAACACCCGCCCAAAAAATCCGCCACCAGTTGAGCGTGTTTCAAATGATGATGTTGGCTGGCCGTGATGAGGCCGCGATAAAGTGTTTGCAAAACCTGTATCAAATAGCTGATGATTTGGAGGCCGCGTGATGAACATAACTTGCAGTAGAGATTTAAGCTTTGATGAAATAGAAGAACTGGCTGGCATTGCAAAATTAATGGATCGGCAAAACCTGATAAAAGATTGGACGGGCGATGGTATGCTGTACAAAACCACTGGCGGTAACTTTCATTTTATAGATCAGGATAAATTGTACGTTAATCAAAAAGGGGGATGCAAAAATGTTTCTGTTTAGTTTTCTGGGGCGGCTGATCTATGGCAAGGATTATGACAAGCTAAGTCGCAGGGCCAGCAAACCCCGGCGCAAAAGGCGGCGATAAACTTTCTAAAGTTTTTGCTTGCAGTATATGCGATAATATGCGAGAAAGAGGGCGGGGCTATCCTGCCCTTTTACTTTTTGGAGAATGTAAACCATGACACATAATATCGAAAACAGCAAAAACACCCTTACTGCACTTATGATGAAAGTGCAGGACCAAGCCGCAAGATCAGCGGATTTCTTGGCCCCAACAAGTGATTTGCTTAAAACCACTACTCTGGATGGCAAGCCGCAGATTGTTATCGAAGCTAACCGGGGCGTACCGACAAAACGTTTTGACATAAACGATACAGCCTTTGGGCAAATTGCCACCCATGCCGGGATCGATACTCGCACCGCTCGCAGATTACAGGCTAATTATCCCCGTGAATTCGACAACCTGACCAATGCTATCTGGCAGAAGGAACCCACCCGCCGCATGATCCGCACCCATGCCGATGATCGGTTAGATACTGATGGCACGGCGCGGGCTTTTGTTTCTGATAAGTTTAAGACGTTTGATAACGTCAATTTGTTGGAAGCTTGCCTTCCCCAACTAATGGATAACCCGGCGCAGTTTCAGGTTGTGTCCGCCGATGTTTCGGAAAAACGGATGTATCTGCGTTTGAAGTCTCTGGAGCAATTGGGCACTGGTGCAAATGTTGGCGACCACATGGCAAACGGGATCGGCTTTGGAAATTCAGAAGTCGGCGCGGGATCGGTTACAGTTTATCAAATTGCTTGGACGCTGGCTTGCCTTAACGGGATGCAGACCCAGAACAAAACCCGGTCAAGTCACATCACATCCGCCCGCGATGGCGATCACTGGGGCCTTTTGTCCGATGATGCAAAAAATGCGGATAATCGTGCTCTTGAATTAAAGTTGCGCGACTTGGTCGGCCACTATTCAAGCCGCGAAACCTTTGACGATATATGCCAGCAAATGCGTGACGCCGCCGCTGATGTGATCGAAGGCGAGGCCACCGACGTGACCGACGTTGTCAACAATTTGGGCCGCGTCATGCAGCTGACCAAAAAAGAAAACAGCGACGTTTTAAATGGCTTGATGTCAACAATCGGCCAGTCTGGATATGAAAACAGCCGCCCGCTATCCCGTGCCACACTTGTGAACGCTGTGACCGCAGTCTCACACCGTGCCGATATTGACGATGTTGACACATGGCAGCAACGGGGCGGCCAGCTGCTCAATATGTCCGCCCGCGATTGGCAGCGCGTCGCCGCCTAATCCCGGCAATATATACCGCCCAACTGGCCCGCCTTAGCGCGGGTCTTTTTTTGTTTGATCTTTAGAAATTTATATGCGAGAAATCTTATATCGGGCGGCTTCCGTCCGGCAACTTTACATTTTGGAGAATGTACCATGACACACCCAATCGAAAATATGCCGATCACACGCGGGAACTTTGTTGATGCTTTGGTGGTTGAACGCGACAAATTGAAAGCTGACTTGGCCGCTGCTCAAGATCAGCTGGCCGATGCCAATCGCTTTAAAGCGGGCTTTGCCGATTTGTTTGCCGATCAAATTGATGCAGCTGTAAAGTCCGCGATGGTCGAATATGAAAGCGATTTTGACATAAGCGCATATGAGAGCGAAATTCAAGAAATCGCCCGCGATGGCTTTGATGCCCGCGAACACAGCGAAGATATAGCGGACGCTGTTGGCTTTG